AGATAAACCTATAACTTCCTTAGATGCTACAGGTGGATTTTTATATTTACGGTCTGATTCTTTATAAGCGCGAGCAACGAAGTAATTTAAAATACCATTTGCATCATATGAGGGTATTATTATTCGTCCACCATACGACCCTTCTTTGCAGAAACCAATATTGTATTTTAAAATGTCATCTATAGTTATGCCTCGTTTCTTTAAAAATTTTAATGCGTGTTTAGATTCTATTTGAGCGACTTTATCCGAAATAATACCGTTTAATGCGATATACTCGGCGGGTAAAGCGAGTGTTTCACTAGATACAATAGTATCATTAGATGTTGGTTGGATGAGCAGATCCAGGTCTTTAAATCGATCAGGTGACGCTTTAGCGCGTTTAAATAAAGCACGTATAGATTTACCTTTAGAATCACACACCCAACAATGCCAGAAATTTTCTTTTTTAGCTGTAGTGCGTAGTGATACTTCTAGTTTTTGTTTGTGGTGAGCACAAAACGGACACTTAAAAGCATAATTACCTTTACTTGTGACCTGCCCCTTACCTAAAACGGATTCTACTAATAGCAGTAATGCTGCATTTTCCATAACCGTGAATATAACATTTTATTCTGCCACAATCAAATCTCTAGTAAAAAATTTACCTAATATATTGTCATTGTAGGACATAGTAGGACTAGTTAAACATTCATACTTACACTGATAGTGCATTTCATAGTATGTTAGTTGCTTTTTAGTTTTGCATTGTCTGTAAATCCAGCGAGTGAAATTTTCCTCACCATATTGTTTAATATCAGCAAGTAATTGCTTATTAGAACCCCAATACGTTTGCCAATCGCTTTCACTTTGAATTACTTCAAACTTTGGTTTGCGACCAGGTCCTGTTTGTTCAGCTAATTGTTTTTGGGTTAATTTATGCTTCTTATTATGAAAGAATGCTTTTTTACCAATGTAAAATCTACCTGTTACTTCATTAGTAATACAGTAAACAAAACCATAATATTTTGTAGGATCAATTATATCCCAACTTTTCCATTTATGTATCATATTTCACAACGAATGTCATGTCAGTATAAGGTGACATTAAGATTGGTTTACCAAATTTAGCTACCGCTAATAAATCACCATCATCATTATATAAACCTATCCCTGTAGCGTAAGGTGTAAAATATGATCCTGATGGTAATATAGAGCCAGTAGCGAATGATTTTAAAGATCCGCTTGAGTAATTATTTACTAAAGTTGGATTATACGATAAATTAAATTCACTTTCTTTAACAACACAGCGCACTTCGTTTTCATAAACGGTATGCTCGTTTTTAAATGATAAAGTAAAGGATCCGCTATTTAAAGGCATTATTAAAAATTATCGTTGGTTACCAATAAATGTGTCTACAATATAAGTATTTCCTAAAGTTATTAATGGATGACCATCACCACCATAAGTAGGAACACTAATAAGTTCATTAGGAACATTAAGTCCTTTAAGATAAGGACTATTAACATCTGGAACACCATTTATACTATATATAATTTCTGATAATTGGTATGTATATGCTCTAGATTGTTGTAATGTTATTACATAGAATCTATTTCCTGAAGGTACATTAAATGTAGTTGTGCCTGAAGTTGTTAATGTTTGTTGTAATATTAATGATCCACCATTAACAGATGGGTAGTAAATTTGAGTATAACCCGTATTACCAGCATCTATTGTTAAATTAACAGTAACTGGTACTAAAGCAGCTGGTGTTGAAGTAGCTGTAAGAGTTGGTGTTAATGTAGGTGCAATAGTTGGAGTATTGGTAGGTGAAGGTGTTGGTGTAGGCGTACTAGTAGGAGTTCCAGTAATAGTTGGTGTTGGTGTAGGTGATGGATTATTTGTAGGTGATGGAGTAGGAGTTGCTGGAGGTGCAGGTGCTGCAACTGAAACTACATATTGGTTATTACATGCAGGATTATTATTTACTATTATAAATTTAGTAGGCTGTGGAGTAACTGTGTAAATAACACTATTTCTTAATCTAACTGCAGGTACATTCATTTCAATAGGGTTACTATCGACTGTGTCGGCATATACTGTATAAGGACCTGGAGAGGTACCCGAATTTAGTTGGAGTACGTATGTAAAAAATAATGGCAAGCTATATTAATGTTTTATATAAATATTTAATTTTCACGTCTTTCTTCACCTGGATAATAGTATATTCGATTATGGTTAATCGGGGATAATAATAGTATAGCAGGTTTAATAATATTATCTCTTTGTAGTTGATATACAAAACTCATCCATGTCTGTTCCATTGGATGAGCCCATTTAGTATCTAAAAATACTTTTGTGTTACCTTTGCGTCCAAACCATAATGGCCAATTACAATAATGTACTTCACCTTCAATATATGTTAAATCATCTGATTTTTTAATAATATTAAACTGTGTTCTAGGTGCATTAGGATCTAAACCTTGTATAGGAAGTTTACGATTTTTAGGCCAAAATTGTTCCCTAAGATTTTGAGGCACATTATACCAAGCCCATTGAGTAGCATTATCACCATAAACTTCTGTAAAGTTTAATTTAAGATAATCATATCCTTCATTATGTATTATTTTTAATGTTTTATCAAATAAACCATCTATATAATTTCTAAAACCATTATGGCAATATGTATCTTTTCTTTCATGTAATAACATATCATCTTCAAAAAATACATAATAATCAGCATCACTTTGATCAAAATGTTCAGCACAAAATTGTCTACCACCACAAATTCCTATATTATCTTTTTTAATTTCTTCAAAACCATATTCACTACATAATTGAGTATATTCATCATCTGTACCTCTATCTGTTGAATTATTTAATAGATATTTACTAGGTTTATCTAAAAAACTTCTATCACTATTTATAAAAGATTCTAATAAAGCTTTAAATTGTGTTGGTGAATTATAACCTACAACATACAAATTAGTTTTTAATTTAGAAAATGGTGTTTTAATATTTTCAGGTAATTTAAAATCTTTTAACATTTCAAAAAACGGCCATACTAAACCATTTCCTTCAATTTCAAATGGTTGAATTAATTCTGGATGTTTATATGTTAGTATTGTGAATAAACATTCATCAGCTCCCATATAGTTGTCATTCATTGTATTATGTAATACTTCATAATAGAATGAATTTAATTGGTGGATTTGTTTTTTAGCACCTCCCCAAAAACCACCTCTAGAAATCTTATTTACAAAATCTATACCACAATATTCAGCCATTTTGTTTCTTTCAAAACCATGTATTTCATTATTACCATCATATGGATAAGTAATATAGGTAATTTTTTGAATACTATCTGTATAATCTTCTAATTTATCTAAAATATTATCATGATTAAAATATCCTTGATTTACAGTAGATGTTAAACCCCCATCAATCCAATAAAAATATTCTGAGTTGAATGGGTTCATTATGGCTGTATCATTCACCATAAACATTTTACACATCATCATTGGATTATAATATTCCAAAGCTGCTTGTGGTGATTCAGGTAACCAACCTGCTATATTATACCAATCAGGGTTAGTTCTTATAGATTGTAATTTATCCCAAAACGGAAACCATGTTTTAAAATCTTCTAATTCTTTAATATAGATTTGAGTTGGGTTATCTCCTCTAATAGCACGTACTTCATCTTCTAAATCACGAGGTATCCAAATAGACATTTGAGCATTTGTTTGTAATAACTCAAAAAATCTATCCTTATATTGTTGGAAGTCTCTCTTAGCCCAACCATCAATACTACCTCTACCTAAATCCCACAATCCAGTAACTATCGTAACATTGTTATTCATACTATAATAAGAATTTTAAATTTTGATTTTCATCAGCTGTTATAACATGTTCTTCTCCATCAATTGTAAAATAAATTTCTAATGCTTTATAAACACCAAAATGAGGATCACCTGCTATATCATTATCAACTCTAATACAAAATCCTTTATTATTGTGATCAATTAAATTAACTTTAATTTGTTCAGCAACATCAACTACTATTCTTTCTAATAATGGTCTTCCTTCATCTTGTTGTTCTCCTAAAGTACCATAAAAAGCACTAATAATTTCTATTTTAGAATCTTTATACTTATCTCCATTACTGTAAATATCGTTAGGTAAATTAGTAAAATATGGATTAAATTCAAAATGATAAAATTCGTATACTGAAGGGTTTCTGTTGTGGTTTAACCATGCTTCAAAATACCATCTATCTCCACCATGTGGTTTAGAGTTAGACCTAATAAAAGATAAAT